CGGGACCAAGGCTGTCAATCACCTTAGCCACCGTCGCTCGGACCGTATCAAGCTTTCCGCCGATCTCGGGGTCCGCCTTGATACTCTCCACCCAGTCTTTCTGGGTATCCTGCCAGAGCTTGAACGGGGCTTCGGCCGCCTGCTGGCTCTGCTTCGCGTAGAAGTCGACGAGGCGCTGGGCCTCGTCTTGGCTCAGGCCGAGTTCCTTAAACAGCGGCGTGGCCTCTGCCAGGGCCGTCGGATCGATCTCGAAGCCCTCAGGGGCTTTGAACTCGGCGTAGGCCTCGGGCGCGCCCTCAGATGTCGGGGCCTTCGGCGCGCCCTCGGCCTCACCCTCGGGTTTGAGGGCTGGCTTGGTATCATTTAGCAGGCTTACGCCGTCTCGAACGACCTCACTCTTCGGGGACTCGTTCAGGAGTGTCGGGCTCCCGGTCGGGGCCGAAGGCGTCGGGTTCTCTGTCGGGGCGGCGGGCGTTTGACTGACTGGCGCTTCGCTCATTGGCCTCTCGCATCATTAGGACATACATGTCCGGACAAGCTTGCATCACATCCCGAAGAAACTGAAGGCCGATGTTCCGTTCGCCCTCAGCAAATGCCATGTTAAGAGAATCGGTATTGAAAGAAGAAGCAAAGACGTGGCAGCGCTCAAGCACAGCGTGCATATAAGCACGGCCTGCAGTGGTATCCATGAGGGTCCGAATGATTCCGGCGCGCTCGCGTTCGGCGACCCTGGTGGCTTTGACCGCGGCCTTAACATGACTACGTTCGGCGGCATTGTAGGGTTCATCACTCACTTAGCCTCCGATCATCTGTTGGAGGGCGTTCTTGCCGGCGCCCACGGGCGCTTGCGCGAGGTTCTTCGCGTTCTCGGCAAAGCCCTTCGAGAGTTGAAGCTCGCGATCTTGCTGCTGTTGCTGCGCGCGCTGGGCCCGAATGGCCGCAAGTTCGTCAGGCGACCGGATCAGCCGCGGGTCGTTGCCGAGCAGGCTCGACATTTTGTCGAAGCCGTAGTCGAAGTCGATATTATCTACGATCGCCGGGTCGATGCCGGACAGCTGGCCCGCGGCCGCAAACATCCGCTCGATCCCGGCGGTCTGCGCCGCCTGCTGTGCCGTGCTAAGCATCGAGATGAACTCGATCTCCATCGGCTGGCCCTGGATTTCCGGCGGGGCCGGAGGGAAAATACCCGCCCGCGCGGCGATAGCGAACGTCCGCTCGACCGCGGGCTTGATGCCCTCTTCGTAAAGCCGCTCGAGGACCGGCCCAAGCATCACCAGGACTTCGGACTTCCTCAAGTCCCACTCAGTGGCCGTCACATTCGACTTCGGCTCGTACTGCGTCGCGGCCTGGAAGAGCTTGTTGAAGAAGATATCTTTGATCCGCTCCTGCGTCAGCGCCAGGTCTTCCATGATCTCCTTGACCGGCGGCACCACGTGGTACACTGGAGCGAAGCCCGGCCGGCCGTTAGCCGTCATCCCTGAAACGTAGGTGACTCCACCCGGGAGCAGACTTGCTGGTTGATTCTTGAGCTGTATATCTGCAACCATGGGGGGATTGACGAGCTTGTCGATAGCCTGAGCCTTCCGACGCGTCTCAAGCTGTAGTTGTTTGACGTCAGGCAGGGCATCCATTCCAGGGGACCGGCCGTAAGGGTCATTCGACACGAGGTCCCAACGAGGGAAGAGTCCGGGGATTTCATGGAAGCCTCGCTTAGCTAGGACATAATCGTTAGACTGCCCCCACTCCCAATAGACCTCACGGAACTTGAACTTCTCAGGAATCCCGAATTTCCGGCCGTCGCGATTAGGCTCGATCGCGTGCGCGACGATTATCTCTCGGGTGAGGGCGGCCTCGCCGGTGTCGAAGAGGGTTTGGACCGCGGCCGAGCAGTTCTCGTATCCAAACTGCTGGACGACCTGGGGGATGGTGAGGGTGAACTCGCGGTAGAAGGTGTCGACGCTAAAGCGGTCGGACTGGTCGATATAGAACTCACCAAGGCACGGATTGAAGCATCGGATAACATCATCGAAGTCCTCGTAGATCAAAACCGCGGCGGTCCCGAAGTCCACGAGGTCCATATACATGACCGCCATCGTGTTGTAGAAGTTGGACTCCTGGAAGATAAGGCTGAGAAGCCTCTCGCACTCGGCGAGCCAAAGGCTTACGGGCGAGGTTTGGGTAGAGTCCTGCCGGCCGATCTTAAGCTTGAACCAGATGGACGAGGGATTGGTGATCCCCGACATCATTCCCGAGGCAAGATTACGTGCAGCCAAAGTAGCAGTGCTATCAAGTATGTGCTGATTGATAGGACTTCCGCGAGCCATCTGGTTGGGGGTGACCAACCATTTATACCGACGAGGTAGAAGATAATCAGCAAGCTCACGCCAATGAACCCACCAAGAGAAGCGATTAGTGCGCAGCCCAAGAAGCCGCCCATCAACCTGTCTCCGAATCGCGATGTTCTGAGCGGTCGGGTCGCCCGCGGCCTCGCCCTCGAGCATAGGGTCCGGCCGTCGGGGCCAGAGGCTTCGCTGCGGTGGTAAGCGGGCGGGGGCCATCGGCCTATTGTCCTAACAGGGTCTTCATCCCCTTTTGGCCCGCGGTCGGGCTGGCGCCGGTTCCAAGGAACGAACTGAAGGCACTTGACTCCGTCGCGGCCTTCTTCTTAGTCCGCATCCCCGCCTCGTTATTCTGCCCGAACATCGGCGGGGGCGGCGGCTGGGCCGGCAGTGTCGGCAGCGGAAGGGTCTGTGAAGAACCGGGGCTCATGCCACCATTCTCTCGGCCGAGAACGGGTTGTACTCAGACTCGACCAGGGGCCGATCCGGCCCAATGTGGCCCTCTACCGGCCGTGGAGCCACGGGCGCGCTAAAGGTCAGCGCCAGGGCGTCCGCCAAGTCCGGGCTCTCCAGCCCCCGCTTCTTCAGGTCTTCCTTCCGCTCGAGCTGAATTTCGTTCCGCTGATTGAACGCGTACTGCGGCCCCACAAGCTGGGATCGAAGGTCTGGAAGATCAGGGATCGAACCCGTCTTGAGCCACTCTCGCATTGCGCCCCAGATTTCGGCGCGCTTGTTGGCGTAGCGGACCCCGTCGTCGCCGGTGAGGAATCCGAAGCCGTCGGGCTTGGCGCCGAACTGAATATCGTGGACGGGAATGTGCATTTGGCGGAGTCTATCGACGACGCCGCCGCCGACCCCGGTTCCGTCAACGAAGCAGGCGTCCGCGTGCCGGGAAAGGAACTCGTCGGCCACACGGCCGGCCAAAGACATCGTGTCAAGCCCTCGAAGGCGGATCGGCGGCCAGGTCTGTGCGTCGCGGCCCTTCCGGAAGAAAATAACCGACTCGTCGTCCCCGAAGCGGGCCACATCGACTCCCAGGATGAGGGGGTCGCGGAGGTGGCACTCAGCTTCGCGGGTGCTAGCCGCCTGGACATCTTCAGAAGAGATAAACTCCATCGAGCCAGCACGAGGGAAAACGCCCCGCACGCGGACGCGGACGAAGTCCGAATCCTCACCCCAATCCTTGATCCACTCTTCATGCTGCTTCCGGTTAGTATTGAACGGCACATCCCGCGCGTCGACCTGCTCATGGTTCCAGCGGGCGGCGAAGCGGCCGAAACACTCGCGGAACCGGCCGGTGTTCTGAGTGGGATTGCCGAAGACGGCCCAGATGATCTCGGTCTCGGGGTCGGTGAGGGCGCCCTCGGCGGTCTCCCAGATCACGTCGGAGATGGTCGAGGCCTCGTCGAAGATCAGAAGAATGCGCTTGCCGCGGTTATGGAGGCCGGCGAACGATTCCGGATTGGTCTCGGACCAGGCGACCAAGTCGATGCGCCAGGTCATCTCACGCGATGGGTCGGCGCTGAAGATCGCCGTCGCCGTCATCTTGAACAGATGGCCGGCTATGAAGAGCCGATGCCACTTGGCTATCTCGGCGCGGGTTTTGGTGGTAAGCTGCTTCTCGGTGTTCGCGGTGATAGTTCCGCGAGTGTCCTCGAAGGTTGAGATGGCCCACCAGGTGATCCAGGCAACGAGAGTAGACTTTCCAATTCCATGTCCAGAGGCCCGAGCAATCTTGATGGCACCTGTAATGGTAGGTCCAAGCGCGTACCCTCGAGCCAACTCATCGCGGATATACTCCAACACCCGAAGCTGCCAGTCGCACGGGCCGGCTATGCCCTCGAGGCCGCCAGTCCCCCACGGGAAGGCCCACTGGACGAAAGCCACTGGATCGCGGGAAAGGGCCCCCAAGTCGGAGAGCATTTGGACATCTTGGGGACTCTGCGCGATCACCAATCAGTCCTCCGACTCAGGGGCCGAGTTAGTCCTCGAAGTCGACGACGAGGACGGGAGGTTCGAAGAATGCTCCAGCGTCAAGTGCGGGGGCCTAAAGGCCCGTGCTCGGGCGGCCGCGAGAAGGTCGCCGAGGTTCGCATTTACATTCGTGTTCACTGTCCGCTTGGCGGCCGAGAGCCCGGCGAACTCGCCGAAGGTCTTGAGGATATTCCCGAGTTCGTTGAACGAGGGA